ATTACATTATGATGGCGAACAAATTTATTATGCTAAAGATGCAACAGAAGAAGAATTGGTTGAATTCATTGAAGGTATGCAATCAAAAGATTTAGAAAAAATTAAAAACTTTTTTGATAATATGCCAAAGATTTCAAAAGATGTGGATTTTAAATGCAACAAATGTGGATATGAAGAAAAAATTACAGTTGAAGGACTAGAAAGTTTTTTCGTCTAAGTTTTGGTTATGAAAACCTAGGGAATCTCTATCAAACTAATTTTGCATTAATGCAACATCACAAATATAGTTTGACTGAACTTGAGAATATGATACCTTGGGAAAGAGAAGTTTATGTTGGTTTATTAATGAGATATCTTGAAGAAGAAAAAGAAAAAATGCAAACAAGAAGGTAACAATAATGGCTAGCAGACTCGCAAATATATTACAACAAGAGTATAAAACAAAAGGTGTTTTTAGTGGCGCCGCTTCAACTTTTGGTAAAAGATCCTTAGAAAAGTTAGATATACGCAACGCACTTTTTAGTGGTGGTGGAATTGGCTCAGTCATTGGCACAAAAATCTTTGGTAAAGGTTATTCGGCTACAAGAAAGAATGATGTTTCTAGTGCTTCTCAAACAACATCACCATCTTCTCTTACATCCGATTCATCTTCTATACTCCAAGATATCAATACAAATAGCAAAATAACTGCAAAAAATTCTATGGCATTGCCTGCAATGGCTAAACAAATGAATATGATGCAAAAGAATATTGGTAATTTGACACAATATATGACTGGTAAGAAATCAAAAGGACCAGATGCTTTTTTTAAAGATGCAAGCTTTAGAGAAAATGCATATGAATCTCAATTTAAAGCAGGAAATAAACAACCAACTAAAGTAGAAAGCAAAGAAAAATCTGGTTCTGGAATTTTAAGTTTTCTTGGATCATTAATTACTGGAATAGCATCAACTGTTGGATCAATTATAAGTAGTATTGGTTCAATTTCTGGTGTTTTTGCAACTTTAAGTGCTGCAGTTTTAGGACTTGGTGCTGTATTTGGAACAATACTTACTTTTTTTATTAAAAGTCCAATAGGAAGACTTTTAGGATTAGCTGGAATTGCTCTTGCTGCCACTAAATCTGCTAATGCTGGAACACCAGGTGCACCTAATCAAGGTGGTGAACCAGGAACTGAATCAAATAATTCAAATCTTGGCCAAACTGCGGTTAACACAGCTGCTGGTGTTGGTGGTGCTCTTGCAGCTGGAAGTGCTGTTAGTGCTGGTTCTAAACTGGTTACAGCTACTAAACAAACATCATCAGCAATATTAGATGCTAGAACAACACCATCAAATATTTCATATAAAGGTGCAACTCCAACATCCAAATGGGGAAAATTTTTAGCCTTTCTTGAAAGAAAAGCTCCAAAATTATTTGCAAAATTCGGTGCAAGACTTGCAGCTGCTGGCGCTTTAGCTGCTATACCAGTTCTTGGTTGGATTGCAGCTGCTGTTCAATTAGGTTTTTCATTTTGGACAGCATATGAAATATATGAATTATGGACAGAATATTCCAAAGAAGAATCAAAAGATTCTGAAAGCAAATCACCTTCTCAAACAACAGATGTTAGTGGAGGTTTTGATGCAAATGGAAATATTACTGGAGTAACACCAGCATCCACAACACCAACTTCATCACCAATACGTGGTGCAACATCCACATCAGCAAGTACTACACCAGCTAAAGTTGATTTACCAAAAGGCGGTTCAATTAGTAGTAATGAAGCAATTGACTATTTGGTAAAAAAACATGGACTAACTCCAGCACAAGCAGCTGGTGTGGTTGGTAATCTTGTTCAAGAATCTGGTTTAAAAAGTGGAGCACATAACGAGAATAGCAAAGAAAATTCATATGGTCTTGCTCAATGGAATGCGAAAGCAGGAAGATTGCAAAAACTAGCAGCTTACGCTTCTAGTCAAGGAAAAGATTTAGGTGATCCTAAAATGCAATTAGATTATCTTATGCATGAACTAAACACAGATTCATCTTTGGGTGGAAAAGAATTACGTGGAGCACAAACAGCTGAAGAAGCTGCAAATATTTTTGCTACAAAATTTGAAAGACCCCAGACTGTTGAACCCGTTAGAATGAAATATGCTGCTCAAGCGTTGGCAGAATATAAACCTGGCACAGGTGGTGGATCAGATTCTACTATGGTAGCTCAGTATGATGCTGCTAATGGATCTTTTACTGGTTATGGAGAATCAACACCATCAGTTTCACCAGCTTCACCAAAAATTAGTGGTCCAGCTGTAGCTACAGCAAGTGCAGCTAAAGAGTCCGCTGCAGCAAGTAAACCTGTATTCTCATCAGCTGATATGGCAGATATATTGTCAGTAATAGGTGGTCCGAAAACATCTGGTTCTTCTAGTGGAAGTGGAATGAATCAAGTTGTATCCACTTCTAAATCAACACCTTATCATAGTGATTTTTATAGTAACCTTGTTCGTACTCAGGCTCTATAAACAAAAAACCCCGCACTAGGCGGGGTTTAAACTTTTAAGGAAAGTTTATTTTTCTGCGAGAGATTTAAAGTAATCTAAATCATCTTCAACGACTGCTTTATCAAGAATCTTGACTTCATCATCAGTAAAGTTTCTCAATACAACATCTTCAGCTTTAATAGAAGATACTGCACCTTCAAAACCTAGAACCTTATCAAGGCGAGACTTGAGTTGGTCATAAGGTTTGAATTGTTTCTTCTCTGTGAATTCCTTCAGAGAGAATTCTTTCTTCCACAATTCTTCCAGTTTAGCATCATCACCATCTAAGAGTGCCGATTTATCAGCAAACTCGGACTTATCGTAATTACGATAGCCTTCAACATTACGAATCTTCAACTTGAAGTTAGCACCTTCCCATAAGTCAAATGGATTGACAGGAGTTTCATCAGCAAATTCTGGATTCATTGCTTCAGTAATCTTATCAAAGATTTTCTTACCAAACTTAAACAGTTTGATTTGACCTTCATTTTCTGGATTGCTAGGGTCAGAAACAATAAGGACATTAGCGAGATAAGAAAGCTTACGCTTTTGCTTACGAGCTACATCTTTATTTGCTTCAATACCAGAATTCCATAATGTATTGTTGTGTTCACAAACTGGACACTTCTCATTAAGAGTTGTGAGGCAGTTATCAATGAACCAACCACCAGGTCCCTGAAAGCCGTGACTGAATGTGCGAACCCAAGGAAGAGCATCATCACCATCAACAGCAGGTGCAGGTAGAAACCGAATTACGGCCATACCATTACCAGACTTGTCAACGCTGGGTTGCCACATTCTTGTATCATCTTTAGAACCAGCCTCAGAACTGGACTGGCCAGAAGCTTCAATTGCTTTGGTGAGTTTAGCGAGGTCAGAACGGCCACGCTTGAGATTTGCAAAACTATTCATATATTTTCCTTTTGTATAACGTAGTATTAACGAAGTATAAACGATTTATCCACATAAACATAATATAGATTTATTTATGTGCCTTTTCAGAAGAGATTTGGCAATATTATGATATCACCTCTTTCAACTTCAGCCTATATTTTACACTATCAAATGGCACAAATGAGGCATACTTGAGCATTCTTAACCGATAATCTGGCCAACGGATAGTTTCTGTTATTTGTTTTGTCCAAGCGGGAAAGAAGTTGAGTAAGGCATTTAACATAACAAGTGTCTCAGGTTGTATTTCTTTCCTAAAAGCCATCAATAGAAGAACTGGATAATCGTCATCCAAACTCTTCAGAACATCGTTTGGATCATCTAAATCATCAAAGATATACTTGCACTCAGTCTCAAAACTATATGTCATGGATTGCAAGTATTTCATTCTTCTTAGGTAATTTGCCTCTGCTTCAGGTTTCAACAAGTCACCTGCCCAAGTTTTTTCATTGAGAATAAAGTTACCCACAAGGAAATTAATATAATCCTCTTGATTATATTTCCTTGAGAGTTTATAAAAGTGGTATTTGTCTTTACGATTCTCAAAACTGGTAATCGTTATATTTGATTTACCATTGTACTTAAAGTAATCGTATGATTGCTGTGAGAAGTGAAGTTTCAGAGAATTATAAATTGAGAACGCTTCATAACCTGTCATATTGGAAGGCGTGAACCTTTTTCTTTCAACATATTATTATCCATTGCATCCATCTGAATTTTAGATTTAAGGTTAGAGTTAACTAATGTAGCTGCGACCTCAATCTCCAATCCAGTTTGGCTACAATATTCTGTGATTGCCTCAATATGATTAAATTTAGTTTCAGAAACTATCTTATCAATTGCTTTGGCAAATTTTGCCATTTCTTCTTTAGTAGGCATTAGGATCTTTTATTGGTGTCACCGTATATTGTGCTGAAACAGATGGTGCAACACCAGGCCATGGTTCTGTTTTTGTTCCTTCAGGTGGTCTTTCTTTGGGAAAAGGCCATGCATCATCATCTATTAAAGTTTGAGTATATTCATCTAATTCCTCATCCTCATCTTCATAGTTTTCTTCAGCACATTCAAATTTTGGTGTAGTATATGGGTCTTCATAATCAACAAAATCTAATTTGCCTGATATAATATAACCAGAACCACGGAGAAACATTTCAACATGTTCTAAGATATCAGGAAGATAATCTGCACTAAATTCAATAGTAGTTATTGCATTAGCGCCAGAGATATCATCTATTTGTTTAAACACATATTTCATAATATATTCCTTAAATTATTTCTTTGTTGTAGCTGCATATGTTATACAAATTGGATTAGAACTTGTTTCATATGCACACTTCACGGATAATGGGTCAACACCTTTAGCAATTGCTGCCTCAATGTTTTTCGCCATGTTGTTTCTATCATTAACATTATACACGGTTACACCGATTATTGAGGCAAATAATACAATTATTACCGATATACAGATAGTGATTAGGTCTTTATTCATATCAAATGATTCCTTTTGTTCGGTCAATTTGGTCAATTTTGCTCTTGTAGAAAATATGTCTGCCAATTTGTGTCTCCTTTTGTAATCTTGTCCATTTGGGGTTAACATAATCAGCGTGATAATAGGTTGCCCCATTAGTTACATCATTCATTCTTTCAAAGTTTAAAAATAGATTTGTTGATAACTCTAAGATATCATTATACAATGAAGTCTGCTTGATTGTCAAGCGTCTAGAGGTAAATGTTGTGTCACAATACCAAGAAAATTGGCAAGTGCTTTTTGTTTTTTGTTGAACCACATCACAAATGTTATCGGCATAGCCGGATTGAACTCTATTCAAAGTGACAAAAGCTACTGCTTTTTTGCCGTCTAGTGGTTCGTGTGCCGCTTCAAAATAGATGTTCTCTGCTAAACAAGTTACTTGTATTTTAGCATCAGCGGTTAAATTATTGTATGTTGATTTAATCGGTAGTATATTATATGTGTCAACATTCGCATATGATAATGTTAAAATTATCATTGAAAAAAATAAACTTAAAAGTATAGGTTTACTTCGCATTTTTCTCCTTGTGTGTGTTAAAAGTGGGACGCAAAGTCCCACTACCCTCAATTAAGAAGTTTTCTTAACGGAAACTTTTGGTGTTTCTGGTGCGGAAACATTAGATACAAAACCATTAAGCACTTGTGCTTTGGCTATGATATCTGATTCTGAGGGATATGGCGGAAAACCAGGATGGTCTGGTGGGTCTTCGCCTTTGTTGCGTGAAGTGTCACATTTTGTGGACCAATCATTACTGATTTGCTCACGTTTTCCATAATAATCATCTGATAGCATTCCTTGAGCCATTTTTAAAAGTTCAAGGCGTATCTCAAAAGGTGTCATATTAGACATAGTTTTCTCCTGTGTGTGTTATACTACCATTGTGTGTGTTTGGTAGTATAGGTATTTAGTGTTTAATAAGCCCAAGAAACGAAAGAATGTCTAGTTCCTTTTTTTATTGGGTCAACTTTATGTGGAAATAGAAAAACGGATGGGAAAATAAGTATAGAACCAGCTTTCAATTCAATCACCTTATCTGTCCACATAACAAATTCACCGCCTTCATAATCATCATTTAATACACCAACAAAACTCATTGTTGGTATGCCTTTCATGTTACCATCAAACATAGTATGAATGTGGTCACAATGTTCAGCCATCAATCTATCTTCAGAATATTTGTTGAATCTAATACCAGTATATCCTTGCCATCCAGAGTACCATGGAAAACTTAATTCAGTAAGATAGTTAGCAAAACCATCCCAAACTCTTTTCATTAAATATTCTCGTGATGTAACATTTGCATAAGAAATATCTAGTTCTTTATCACCACTTTGAGTTGCATAACTTTTGGTTGATGCTTGATAAAAAGTATGTTGATGAAATGTATCTGTTATAACTGGTGTTTCAAGTTCAGTTATAGTTTTTTTGCAAATCTCTTTATCAAGCCAATTATCATATACCTTGACATAAGATTCTAAATTTTTATTCATAATTAATCCCAAAGGGCTTCAAAGTATTTACCAAACAAACGGAATCCATTTGTGATTCGTTTTTGTACCACTTGCATACCTTCAAAATCACATTTGTATGTATGGTTGGGTCCTTCTTCAAATGAATATATTGTTGGCTTGCCATTTTCATCCCAATTACATGGCACACTTTTCATATCGTGTTCACCTGAACTAAATTTCTCTTGCCATGTATCATCAACTTTACATTCAAAAGCAAAAATCATTTCATTCATAACCCAATCCCAACGAGCGAAATGATTGCCATCAGTATCATATTCATCTTTAGCTGGTGAAGTCCAAGATTGTAATTCCATTGGAACATCTTCATCATCAACATGAGGTGCACCGTGTTTCTCAGCATTCAACTGTTTCAACATAGGAAGAATGATATCAGCCAATGTGTGATCCATTGACCATGTATCATAACGGTCAATCTTCACATAATCAATTTTTGGATGAATGAAATCCATAACAGCCTGATATGCCTTACTGAAAGGCAACAAACGGTTAGACCATTTTTCAATCAATGGTTCATCATAATCAATTTCACGCCAAAAGAATACTTTCTCCAGTATTATATACGGAGAAATCCAATGATGACGATAATTACTTTTGTAAACTTTCACATTCTCTCCAAAATAAAGTGGGGGTTTTATTGAGAACCCACCAAACTCTGGTTATTAAAACGAGTATTTCAAACCAACTGCAACTTGATTACCATCAAATGCATTTACACTTTTCTGACCTTCTTGACGGCGCCAATCAATCGTTGCGGCCAAATTCTTGGCAACAGGAACAGAACCACCGACACCAGCAGTAACGGCATAACCATCAGCACCAGTTTGATTCATCAAATATGCAACGCCACCTTTTACTGCAACAGTAACAGGTCCAATTTTAGTAACATCATATGAACCAACTAAACTATAACGGTCTTGGTCATTTGTGCCTTGAACGAAACGAGTGTAACCGGCTTCAACACCGATAGCACCAAATTTTTCACCCAAAGTAACACCATAACCTGTGCGGTCGGCACTACCAGAATAATCCCGTGTACCATTTACACCAACTTCAATTGCTGATGCAGATAAAGCCAAAGTGGCTAATGTTGCAAATAAAACTTTTTTCAAAATAAAACTCCTTGTTGTTAATAGTGGTTGGTTCTTCTGTTACGAGGTGAACCAACCGAAACCCTAGCAGCGGTTAGGCTGCAATGCGAAACTGTGAGTCGTTTGCGGTTACTTTTTTTTAGTTTTTACACCTACTCTGGTGAGTTGTCCACTTCTATACTTGTTGCCCTGTCAAATCTAGGTCAGCCCCATCAAAAGCATATTCACGTTTCTTATGTCTCTGTATGCTATGTGCATACCGAATATGCTTTTGGTGGAGCTGGGGGGATTCGCACCCCCGTCCAGAACACTTTTCTAGTTGCTTCATACAACTATAACAAAGATTATAACACGATTATGTTATAATGTCAAGAGTTTGCCGTGATATTTGCCGACAAATTCAGTCAATGGTTGAACGTATTTAGTTTTATTACGCACGAATATTTGAGACTGACCATCGGCAACTGCTATTGCTACAACGATTTGCTCAATTGCTCTTCCAGTTATCTCTTCAAACATGATTGCATATGCGGTACATTGCATGAAATAGTTTTGAATCCAATTTTCATTCTTTTCTTTAGATGCACTTTTATAATCAATTACAGATATCTTACCATTCCATTCAGCTATACAATCATTACGACCAGCAACTTGTAATGAATCAGAATATAAAGATTGCTCAATAGCATATACATCACCGACATTATCATCAATGTATGGTTTTAATTGAAGAAACAATTCCTTTGTATCAGGCATTAATGACTGACTATATTGAAAATCAATTTGGTTCAATAGATACTTTTCACAAACTGTATGTAATGCGGTACCACGGCGAGCAGCCTTTGTACTTATTCTAGTGGCTTCTTCATTACCAACTTTAGCACGCCATTCCATAATTCCTTTTTTACTATATTCAGAAAGGACTGTGGTGATAGATGGGTAAATATTTCCTTGCGGTGTTGTATACCTTCTGCCGCCTTCAGTTGTTACAGCATTTAACTCAAAATTTAATTCAGGTATTTTAACATGATTGAAAGTTTTTAAATTCATCGGCCTTGTAATCTCTTTGTAACTCTCTCAACATGCTTCTTAACCACTTCAGAGTTTTTCGCTTCTCTAATAGATTTCTTACTATATCTCTCAGCTAAAGGTGAACCTCTATGCTTCTCGGACACTTTAGATAATACTTCTTTAAATCCATCAGGAACTTTTAGTGAACCAGTACCAACAACACCAGAAACAATAGCTGGTGTTGTTAATACAGTTTGAATATGTGGGTTTTCTTTTAAGAATTCCTCACGCTCGGATATTTTCATAAACGAGTCAAATTCTTCACCTGTTTCAGTATCAATAAAACTATATGTTGGCATACCAGTCTGGTACCTTTCTATTTTTCCAATTCGCAAGATGCGTCTTATTCTTTATATAGTAGTTGCGATAGGACTTAATAGAATCACCAGAAATTTTTACATCATCAGGCATTGCTGGTGTTGGTTCTGTAAATTCACCCATTGGTATGTTCATTGGCCAATTGAATAACATTTCAAGCAAACCTTCTCTTTGCACTTTGTGAACTTTACCATAACGATAGGTATATTCTTTGCACAAAGCATAAAGCAACTGTGATAACCAAATATAATTCTGGTGATTTTGCCTTACCCATATGGATGATGGATGATTGAGATGAGTAGCCATATATAAAATGGGTTGTCTTTCATCAATCAAATCCCACACTCTTTTTTTACGACCATTTTTCAAATAGATATGTTCTTCACCATCTAACACACGATGAGCAGTAGAGAGTAATTGTGCATATTCTAAAATCATTTTGACCACGTGCTTATCGTTATGCATCTCTGCACAAGTATCAACATCACGGTGTAGGTAAAAAATGTTCACTTCTTAGTAACCCATTGGCGAATAACAGCATCTAATTCCGTATTCTTCGGTGCTATATATTCATTTGTTTTAAGTGTAGAAACCACTTTAGTAGGTGCAATTTTATTCATAATATTTTTAATCCAGTTCATATATTTACCAATCTCCGTTATCTAACCAAAATCTAATTGTCAAAAACAAAAACCCAAAAGCATGGGTATTTGTTGACCAAACTTCTGCCGTTTTCTCATTACGATACCAAGGCAAAACTTTCCAATGTAATGGATTTAACATTAATATAACCGAGAGTCCGCTATATCTAAAATAGTTATACATCAGTTATTCACAGTCACAGGTTTGTTACTTACAGCATCACTAAATGTTTCTTTGAATGAAACAGGTTTATCACCACGAGAAACTGGTGTTTCTTCTGCAACTGGTGAATTGATTTTATCAACTTCTTTTTCCAATTCACGGAAAGATTTAGATGCAGCCAATTTATGATTCAATTGACGATTCTTACGAACTTCATTCAATAGAATTTTATTGGATTCATCGGTAACATAGCGCATCATAACATATGCACGATAGCCTTCATTCTCATGGCGAATCTCAAGGTTAGTTCTTTGAACGCCAATCAAATTCACTTGAGCAACAATCAATCGTGTTGTTCTATCAATCTCACGAATAACATCAGCATTTAAACCGCCTGCTTCAGTAGAATAATCTTTCATCAATGACGAAACATATGAGGAATAGTTTGATGCTAGTTCCCGTTTAGCAGACATGGTTGCTTTATCAACCGAGAATTGCATATCTTTAGAATATTCTGTAGCAACAGAATACAAAGCGTTATCGGTATTTTTCTGAGTATACCAAGATGGATACTTTACTTCATCACCAGTTTTTCCAGTAGATGCAAATGGATTCTTTGATTCAAGTTCCATTCCACTCTGTACCTTAACTGTACCACAAGCAGTTAGAGCTAATACTAACGGCACCATAATAAACGATTTTCTCATTTCAATTTCCTATCACTTTACAATGTTAACATAACGATTAATAACCTTTCGGTTCATTGGCGGAATACTTGCAATTAGATTTTTCATTTCTAATGACGAGTATTCATTTTTAAACACAATGTCTTTTTCAGAGAACAAAAATGTTACCAATTCTTTTGATTGCGTTTGCCCTTGTGGCAACAAAGCAACTAATTTTTTAGTCTTGTCATATGGTAACATAATTTCAGTTCTTTGTGAGGCAAACTTCACCTCTTGAACTTTATAATATTTGTTACCATGATAATTAAACATACCAACTTTTCCAACTTTGTTAGCCACTATCTTGAATGTTAATTCTTCTTCATGGCGAACATCAAACTTACCCTCAACAATAAAAATTATGGTATTTTTTGCACCAATAACTTCCGCTTCAACTGTAACTATGCAAGAAGAATATCCAAGAAATACTTCTTTCTGTGTTTCTTTTTTGGATATACTTTTAATATATCCATTAAAATCAGAGAAAGTATCTCGGTGAAACACACATTTTTCACTTCTACATTCTTCTTTGATTTGCGCTTCAATTGATTGGCCAACATATTTAATGATAGCATCTTCTTTTGCTTTCTCTTCAGCAAATTCACAGGCTTGGTTTTCAGTAGTATCCGGCCCATAACGATATTCACCAATGCCTGTTACAGCAAAAGCGTTTGTTACAAGTAACGATAATAATAAAACTTTTTTCACTTTGCAATTGGCCTACAAACGGCTTTCATTTTTGAATTCACCTGATTCAATGCTCTTGTTAATCTAGCTTGATTATCTAAACATTGTTCTATGTTTTCAAATTTATCGTGTATGGTAAAATTATCAAATGTACCAACCCAAATAACTAAAATCCAAGTATATATCAAAACGCTTCTTCTTTATCAAAAATGTTTGACCACTTAACTAACTTATGTCGCTTAGTGCCTGATGCATGAAGCAAATCTTTTCGGTTAATTAAACCAGATTCAACGAGCAACTCAATCATACAATGCAAATCACCAGCTTCTTCGGTTAATCGTTCTCTGTTGGTTATTTCTTTGTATGAACCATCAATACCAAATCTAAAAATCTTAGATATGGCTTGAGTTACTTCTGCACATTCTTCCTGTGCGATAAGTAAGACTTCTCTTTGTTGTTTGTTCATAATTTTATTAATAATGCTAAGGGGCACTATTGTGCTGTTATTTAAGAATGAGCGAACTCCGCATTTATGAGACTTATTGCACGATCCTTTTTAAGATTCGTAGAATCCGGCATCTGACTTACTTGCTCGGCCAGCGGTTGGGTGACGCAAATCCCCCTTAGCAAATTATTTACGCTGGGTCTTGAATTTCAACCACAAGATTCTCAGTCACTTCTTCCTGTTTAGCAGGTTGAATAACTTCGCTTGTTTTGATTTCGTCAAGCTTCTTCACGGAAGTTTTAGGTGCAAAACCACTACCAGTTACACCAACTCTATCCATGTACTTCTTAACATCAGCTACATTCATCAACTGATAACAGGTGACTTTACGACCATCTTTGATAGCCTTCACAATGCCATTAGCATGTGTCTTGATGTGCCAAATATATGTACTCAAACGATACATATAAATTTCATTGCCTAACAATGTTTCAATTTCATCTTTTGAAACTGGTTTACCGCTTATCATAACGGTTAACAACTTCTCAAATGGCTTCAAACGGATTTGTTTGACTTTTTTTGCCTTACTCATATTAAATCTCCATAACGATTAAAGAACTTCTATTATAACACATGTCGGTAGTTTTGTCAAGCACTTTTATCATGTTTACCGAACATACACGGTAAAAGTGGTAGCATTTTCTTTAAGGCAAGATGATTGCCTTGTATGGGTGCTACGACCCATATCTCTAACAGTATTTCGTGGCCCACGAAACCGAACTTTCAATGGTTTGCCAACTATTGAACGAATCACCTTAATCTTTTCAGGTGAATATTTGTCCATTGGAATATTCTTATACAAAGAAGTTTCCCAAGGAGGTGAGCTATAATCTCTTAATGTGGTACTCATGCTGTTTCACTTTCAGTAGTCAATAACAAAAATTTATTCCAAGAACCAGAAAAAATCACTTCAGTAGGATTCTTCACAATCACTTCATTTTCATAAACATGGTATTCATAATCTTGCCAACAATCTTGGTTTAAATCAACTGGATGAATATAGAATCCACCAGGCGTTTTCTTAAACCAGACAATCATTTGAGCAGCTAAATCACCCATGCCATTTGCATAAGTAAATAAATCACCAGAATCTGGAATGCCGTTGCCAAGAGTTAATTCATTCAGAAAGTTGGCCAATTCTTGACCATGACCAGAAAGATAACCATCATATTGGCGGTACATACACATGATTGGAGTTTCACCATCATACACATAAGTTAAACTACGAGTTCCCATTATACAATCTCCACAATCCAAATTTTCCAAGCCTTACGAATAATATTTTCTTTTGGAATATTATTCAATCTACAATATTGATATGCTTCAAGAAGAAATTCAAATTCTTTCATTTTAAGCCTCCGCAAAAAGTTTAACACCTTCTGCCATAAACACACGATAAGCAATCATGGTTTTTTGAGAATAAACCATATCACCGTCTTTTTGAATATCTTCTAACAATTCTAAAAAGCCTAAACCTAAAAATTCACGCTCTTTATTCAATTGTGCAATTGCTGTATCCATTTTCATATCATAACTCCAAAACATAAGTAAAAGTGCCGTCAGAATGCGAATGTGATTTCACAATTTTCCATCCAGCGTTTGTCATTTTAGCCAACACTTTTTTAGTGTAACTAGGTTTGCCGTTTATTGCTTTTCTTAAAACAGCAATATTATTATCTAAAATCATAATGCTTCCAATTCTTCTTTTGTTGGAATATAAACATATTCATCAAATTCTTCATCATACATCCACATATTAAGCAGCCTTCATTAAAAAAGTAGGATATTTCACAAAACCAGAGGTATCTTTTTTAGCCTTACCTTTGGCATACAAACCAACAACAACGCCTTTTGGATCTAAAAAGCGTAAATCAGAATCATCACCATTAAAAACGATACGAGTCAAATAGGTTTTTGGCATCGCTTCGGTTTTCTTCAAACCAAACACAGTAGCAACATTGTAACCTTCTGCAATAGCACGATAAACATCGGCATCATTACCATCAGCAGCAGAAAATGTCAAATGGTAATTAGAAATATTTTTCACTTTGCGACCAAGAATCTTGGTATAGTCATAAAATTGGACTTCAGGAAAAGCGGTAAAAATATTACTGTAGGTTTGACCGTTGCGAAGCACTTCGTATTTTTCAAAAGAAAGGTCGGATGTGCCGTTCATACGGAAAACAGGAGTCAAACCTTTTTTAGCGGATTGTTTAATACCCAATTCAATATCTTTAACCAGTAAATTCATAAAGGTAATACGGTCTTCAAAAAACATTTTGGTTTTACGAATACGAGCTTTTTGGATCATATTAGTATTTTCGCCTTTTTTGAACATTCCGCCACGACCAGCAGTATTCAAACAAGCAGAGGTGCAACCAGCTGTTCGTTTAGGGCAGGTTTCATAACCTGATAAATTTGCAGGTGCAAGGTGCATAATATAAGTGTTAAAACCTTGTTTTAAACCTTTTAAAATCTTGGGGTTGCCTGTACTAAGTAATTTCATAAAAATCTCGCTTTCTCAATCTATGGATGGAGTATAACACAATGGGCAGGATTGTCAAGCGTCTTGTTGCATGAAAGCAACAGTAATACTTTAGTATTCATCTCCGCATACTCGCTTGGTCTTTTGCTTCTTCATCACTAAAAATCGGCACAGCATTACTTTTATGCAAAGTACCAATTCCTAACATAGCAGTACCAGTATAAACATTTCCTTTAACAGGTTTTGTAGCAGAACCGCCAGGTGTTACCATACTCGGATATTTTCTAACATCACGACCAGCAGGTATCGTTAGTTTCGGTATAACTTTAGGATCAAAAGATATTTTTCCCATATTTTTCCTTGAAAAATTTGTTTTCTGATTAGCAATATTATCAACCCAAGCCTGATACTCGGCCATTTCTTTTTTTGTTTTCTTTTTCTTTTTAGATTTTTGATAGGTGTAGATTATCATAGTTCAATCACTTTAGCAGGAAAGAAAATATCACCATCATACTCTAATTGTGATTTTTCAAATTCGGTCATAAAATCATCAGCAACAATATCCCAACCAATAATATTACGGCGGAAATAATTGCTATTTTCTTCAATATCACCACGAACCGACATAATGATGGCGGTTACAGTATCGGCACTAGGTGGGCGATTTGGATTTTTGAATAGAACAAAAAAGTCCTGCCCGCCCTTGAATTTCCAATATTGTGGGCACTCACCAACTCCGTCCCAATCGTGGGCACCGTAGTTTTCTTGGTCTTGAGTTTCAATGTGTAATTTCATAATCGCTTTCAACAATTTATGGAAGTATTATAACAGAACAGGCAGGATTGTCAAGCGGGCTGTTGTGATTCTACAACAGCAGTAATATGTTTACATTTTCCACGGAAATTGTAACCAGTACAAGTACAAGTATAATTGTAATTAAAAAGTTCTACAAAATATTCTTTTTCACCACTTGTAACTTTGAATACGGAAGTATTAGGTTTTGGGGGTGTTTTTTTGATAAGTTTTTGAAGACCTGAATGCTTGGTCTTTACAAAGGTTCGGTACCTTTTATCAATTTTGATTTGTGTTCTTAATTCTTGAATGTCATTACCGCCAAATTTTGCATAAGCGATAATTTTACTTCCTTCAAGCAAGTAAGTATGATTGGCATTTGAGCTGTCAGCCCAAACCGTGGTTTCTTTTAAAATTTCTAACATACCTACATCCTAACACAGGTAGATGGGTATGTCAAGCGTGTTGTTGTTTTATTACAACACTTATCCTTTTAATAATTGTTGGTTGGATTCTTCTCGCATATCTTCTTCAAATTCAGATATTAATAATTTATTTAATTTTTCTTGCAATTCAATAACATCACCTTGATTTTGTTGTATACGCAAATTCAATTCAGCAATTTGTTTTTGAAGTTCTTTAATATAACTCATCTTCATCCTTTTTTCGCAAACGCTTCATAGCTTTATCATAGTTGCGTTTAGCTTTGTTTTTAAACTCTTTAAAGTCCTCTTTGTCTTCATTTTTCTTAGATTTCGGACTACGAATCTTTTGATACTTATTACCGCCTGCTATCATTTTACAAGATGTGGTCTGCCACGTTAAATGTAATTAATTCTTCAGCTGTCAAGTAAACATCACTTGGTGATAAAAGTTTTGATTTAATTTTACTCACCGGTAAATCTGTTGCTTCTTTTAAAATTTCAATCATACGATTATTGCAATTCTCCGTTTCTTTCATTTGAGCCTTAATGTCATGGTATTTACTTTCCATACTGCCAGTAAATTGATGACACATAATGCTTGTATGTTTAGATATATATCTTTCACCTCTAGAACCACAAGCAAACAAAAGGAAGGCAGCACTCATTACATTACCAATTCCAATTGTACGAATGGTGTGTTTTGATTGTTTCATAATATCAATTAAAGCGAAAGCATCAGTTAAATTGCCACCGCAAGAATTGATATAGATGGTCAAAACCTTGTCTTTACTTTTTTCTAAATTTTCGTAAATAAGCCATTTGATAGCTTCTTTTACCGATTCTTCATCTATGTCTCCATTGATGAAGTGAATATGGTGGTCTAATAATGAATTTTCAATTCTCTCAGTTGTAGTTTGCGGAAACTCAGCTAAGGATTTAATATTTGTCAAAGTTTTATGTTCCATGATTTATTGTGTGCCAATTATATGCTGTCTTAATAATATCCATTATATCATATTTACACTTGAAATTCAATAACTCTGAGGCATATTTAACATTTGCCACTAACCTATCAGGGTCACCTTTTCTTCTTGGCAATACGGTATAATTTACTTTCAGATTTAGGCAAGATTCAATTAAGGAAATAATTTCTAAAATAGAATAGCCTTTACCTGTACCCAAATTAACTACTTGAGATTCTACATTTTCTTCCAAATAATTTGCAGCTAATATATGTGCATTAGCTACATCAGCTACATGAACATAGTCACGAATACAAGTTCCATCAGGAGTATTGTAATCATCACCGAATAGTTTAAAGTTATTTAGATTGGTTAGTATTTGTGGAATCAAATGAGTTTCAGGTTGATGGTCTTCACCCATTTCACCATCTTCATCGGCACCAGCCAAATTGAAGTATCTAAAAATGATATACTTTAGACCAGAGTCTTCAATAGCATATTCAGAAGCTAGTTTGGTGTTACCATAAACATGATTATTAGTGGTACATTCTGTTTCTGGTATCGCTAGACCTCCAGATAAGTATACACCGGCAGTTGATGAGTATACAATCTTTTCCACATTGTATTTCTTCATCATGTTCAATAAGGTTGCTGTACCACCAGTATTAACATCCCAAAATTCAGTTGGTTCTTCAAAAGAACTACCGACCTCAATTCTTCCTGCTAAATGAAAGACGGTATCAAATTTAACTTTACGAAAAACATTCTCTAAAGAATTCCTATCTCTAATATCTGCAACTTCACACATATCAGCATAGTTGTGTTTTGGTTTAACCTTGTCATATACAAAAGTTTTCCAACCAGCCTTCTTTAATGCTTTACTTAAATGACTACCGAGATACCCGGAACCTCCAGTTATTAATGCTGTTCTAATTTTCATATTAGAAGAAAATTAAATAATAATTGAAATTCCTGGCCCTACGGAAAGAGTTTTCTGTTTTATTTTCCATGGGAACTTACCATTATATTTCTTTTCATTGACTTCATTACCTTGCTCAAAAAATTCTTTCGTTACAGAATTAGGATTGCCATCAAGCCTGTAGCATACTGTATAATCATTCGTACAGGCATACTTTGGAAAATGTTTCTTTATTGCATTGAAGAATTGTCTATCTGCACCCCATTGACCATACCAAAAGTGACCAATTTGAACAGCAATATCACGGCGCACACCAAAACAACTAGTGTCAATGTGATGTATATCAGGATTAAAATGTACTGGCCATTTTCCTAATGATTCACAATTATCTTCACACAAAAAGTTTTCATCTTTATCATATATTTTTCTTAAAGAATATGCCCATTGATTACCTTCTTTAATCGTATCAACCATTTTCTGTATATGTTCTGGTTCAATCCAATTATCTTCATCTAGGTAACAAATGATATCAGCATTAACCAAGAAAGAGGAGGCGGCATATACACGATGACCATACCAACCTTTGCCAACATTTTCTTCCAATTCAATCATTCTGGTCTTAGATGAACCAACAAGAATTTCTCTTGCCTTTGGTTCATACTGACAACCATCAATAAAGATATAATGTACAATATCTTCGTATGTTTGTTTATCAACCGAAGCAATACATTTAGCTAAATGCTCGGATGCGATAGTTGGGGTTACAATAGCTACTTTCATTTCTTTGGAAAATTTAAGTTAGGAAATGCTTCACGGACAATTTGTTGTGATAGATATTTTACATCTAAATCTTTTTTCATCATCCTAACAAATAGTTCTGCTTCATCTTTATGAAGAGATTCTAAAATAACAGTTAATAGTTGTTTTTGTTTTTTACCTGTTAAGTCTGGGCTGCGTTTAGGATGACCAACAATAAAACGATATATCTTACTCATCTCATTATGAATGTAAGTAAAATTTAATCCAGCTGGTTCTATAGCAGGTCGGTATTGTGGAATTTCCACATCAAACTTTATATCTGGATTAAAAACGCAATATAGAAAATCCTGAAAAGAAGAACTTCCATATTTTTGTAATACAGCAATTTTATCTTTTCTTGTTTCTGCTTTTTGAAACAGCTCAATTATTTCAAAATATAATAAATCATTCATTTTTTTCTCTTTAAAATTCGTCAATCACTTCAATTAAGTTTTTAAGACGATTAGCAACCATATAATTCATAAACTCTTGCCGAGTACGACCTTTACTTGATTCATAGGTATCTATGATATTTTGTTTTAAATTTTCGGGTATTTTTGTAAGGTCAATTAGCATTTCATTGCGGTTAAAATTACGCAACATTTCTTCGGTACAAAATTCTTCTGGCTTCTGATTCATCCAGTTAATGATTTTTGCTTCTGTAATAGGTTTCTGCCTTACACCTTCAACAAAGGTATCATCTTTAGAAAGAATGTTTGGAATGCCATCACTCTTATCACCACGAATCACCAACTGTTTTAATTGAGCAGAAGGCAAAGGTTCTTTAATGAATTTCTTTAGAATTGGTGAATACTGTTCAACATTAGGATACTTTTGCAATTGTGCAAAGTCTTTATCTGAGGACAGAATCATAACCTTCTCATTAGCTGAATGCTTAATTGATAATACGGCAATGATATCATCAGCCTCAGCTGTATCAACTTCAATAACTTTATATGGTGAATGTTCACGCAATTCATCACGGATTTTATTCAAGCAATCAAAGATAGAGTTCCAATCGTGACCAGATGATTCACGAGATTTTTTACGATTTGCCTTGTAATATGGAAATATCTCACGGCGCCAGTATTTCTTATTGTCACAAGCAATAATTATATTTGGGCCGAATTCTGCCTTGAACTTCTTTACATAAGTTCTGATTGTGTTTAAAATCATGTGGCGAACCAACGATTCATCAACAGGTGTCTTAGAAGACCCTATTTGTTCCATTAAATTGGAAATAGCAACTTGGTTAAAGTCAAAAATAATCATAATACAAATAGACCGCCAACGAGCGATTTTCTTTCCTTGTTCTCTTTTGGTATATAATATGCCGAGTGGTAAAACTTACCGTTGTAAACTACAGCTGAATTATATTTTGAAGGTATTACCAAATACTTCTTGTAATCATTATTGCCTTCAAATCTTTTCCACACCTCTTCTTCATCATCTGAAAAATCATACTTAACCGGTTCTCCATAATACAAATTGTTTTGTGATTTATAAAAAGCCGTTCCATCACCATCTTGATTCTCTGTCAACCAAATATTGATTGCAAGGTCAAATGTATCAATATGCGGATATCTAGAAGTCTCAGTAACAATCATATCAGGAGAAAATATATTAGTGTACCATTCAATACGAAACTTCTTTCCAATTATTGGGTGAAGAAGGTTTGTAAAATACATAGTCAAATCTTGTAAACAGTTAGCTGGTATCAATTGCTGTAAACCTGGCGCATAGCTAATCACTTTACCATTTTTTCTAAAATCTTCTTTATCTAAAGCAGGAAATTTATCCAAATACTTTATCATATTTTCTGGATTTTGTAATAGTCTATCAATTACAATATACTGTAATTGTTCAGCTTCAAATGATTTAGTGGTTGCAAACGGATTTATCTTTGTCGCCTCAACAAACTCATTATATAAAATTTTCTCCATATTACACAAAATACTTTTGATGTAATCCTTCTAGTATTCTCATAACATCTTCCGCATCCATAGAGTTATCTTCTGATAATCTATCTTCAAGTGGAATAATATCCCAATCATCACTTTCAACATCATACCAAGCAAAGATACAAACTTCTTCATCTGGTCGGTGTTGAATCACACGACCAAAGGTAAATGAATATGTATTGTGCGGTGGAAAAACAAAGCCTTCAGTTAATGCATCATTATGTATAAAGATGGCAAATGATTGCATGTTCCTATTACCGCCTTCTGTGTAACGGTATTCATCATTCTCATCTTCATCCTCTAAATCACCATAACCATCAAATATAATTTTAACTTCTTTTTGGTCAGAAACATCTTCACCAATCTCCAGTTCTTCATCATGTCTAATCCATGCAGATTTTAACAGTAGTTTTATAATCTCGTCAAATCGTTGATAATCATATTCAAAATCACTCATTTCAAACTCCTTAACAGTATTATATCAGAATTAATACGTCCTGTGAGGCAAGATTCTTTAGCACGAATATCGGCAATAACATTACGCAATAATACTTTACCGCCTTTTAACACTTCAGGCAAAGTCACTTCAGGTTTTCGGAGAGTTTTATGTACCGATTTTGTTTCAGAATGCCCAATAATACTTGAACCTTTTACCGATAAACCAGAAGAATCAGAGGCAACATAACAACCAAGTTTTCTTGTTTTTGTATTGTAGACAAATAGCTGAGAGCATCCAATAATCTCTCTTGCTTTAATTGACTCAAGTTTTAATTCATCAAATTTATCACAATATTTCATTTTAGCCACCAGTTCATCTGGTGACTTTGTTTTTCGTTTTCTTGGTTTTCTGGTCAATAATGCTTCACCAGATATCTTCATTGCATCAGATATAATCAAATCACCAAATGCAATGATTTTCTTTAATTGTGGTTTAGTGAAATTAGAATAACCTTCTTTTACTTGGTCATCTTTACTATTCAATGCATCATCAAATTCAGAACGGAACTTTTTTGCCCAATTTAAAATATGCGATACATGAACACCTTTAATAGCCTTTGTATGCATGATTCCATAGGGTGAAGTGTTTGCTGTAAAACCAGATACTATAAAATCATCTATTGCACCATTTAATTCACCAATACAATCTGAGGCCTTCTCACGAATCCTATCTTGAATATTGATTGTTGGTTTAACCTCTTCAGAAGCAATTTCAATAATTACTTCTTCTTTGGTTTCTTTTATTTTTTTGATTTCATTCTCAAACCATATCTGGTCTTTTTCATCCAGTATTGAGCCATTAGATATCATCCGACAAATGAATCCAAAATTGGTTTGAGAATTTTTTAATTGGGAAATAGCAACAGGCTGTTTTAATTTCTTTTTGAAATATTCAACAGCCCATTTTTGGGAATCTTTCAAATCTCTATTTTGAGAATACCAATTGAGTAACCTAAGGAAATTTGCTTTCGTTAGTTGCCCATCAATTCTTGGTTCTGATCCTGCAAAAATTTCACTTGCATTTAAGGAACGAGCCATCTAATCACCTTTCAAGAATAACATATTCCCCGAAATACCTATCAAAAGTCATTACCAAATTTTCATAATCACCACTTTTCATTTCAGCAGTAATTTTTTCGGCATCAAGACTTAATTGCCTAGCAAATTTATTTGCTGTGCGAATCAATACAAACGCATTTCCATCGGGGCCTGTCAAGTCAATAACTACTCTACGACCAATTGCTTTTTTACGAATTGTCATTTTTTGTTCCATTATATAGTTCATTTTCTTTATGAATTTATCCGCAGATTTATCATAAACCGAATTTTTTGCCACAAGATTGGCAATTTTTACCTTACGCATCATTTTACCTCAAAAGGTTTATCCCATTTACCGATATTTACACTAACATAATATGCCGTATTGAAATAATCCGTCATAGCGTCCGATTCGTCATAGTAATCAGCAGTATACATTGATTTTACAATTTTGTCAATTATTTCCAAAGCTTTGCCTGAAAAATGATCCTTGTAGTGATACGGGTTTACCTGTTCATAACGGCTATCGTTAGGTTGAAAACCTTTAGCAACTTGGTAATAATCTTTACCGCAAGTTTCATTGCTATTGGCAATTAAGTCAATTGGTGCCGATTTGATTGTGCAACAAATTGAGGAATTATTGTGTACCGACAAACTGAATTTTACACCAGTGCCTTTAAGTGCTTTATCCAAATTTGCTTTAATAACTGATTTCTTTTGCTGATTCATATAAGCCATAATATATCTCCAAGAATTAATTACATTGACCAAAAAGATTCTGAGCGAGGTGAGCAATAATACGGAGTATCATAGCGTTCCTGAAATTCTTTTTTGGTCATTAAATTTCTAGTGGTCACATAGGTTGCAAACACTTCAACGATAAAACCAAGCTTTCGTTTATTATCAGCAACTGATTTTATATAAGCATCGGTACTTGGTGCAAAATCTTGTTTAGCAACTAAACGGCGACCTTCTTTAGTACGGCGGTCAGTTTTATAAATTTCAAGCGTATATTCTTTTAATGTAGACATTTTTTCCTTTATCAACTCAATAGAATCCATTATACACAAATTGGCAAAATTGTCAAGTCAGAAGAAAGTATTACTTTTTTCTGGTCAACTACTTTTATCAACAACATGGAAAGAGTATAACAGAACCAAGGCAAATGTCAAGCCCCATGTTGCAAAAATACAACACTTGCCCATTTGGGATAAATAGGGTTATGGGTACATCCGAATGTTCAGGCATTCTTGAAATTTTGTTATCAATTCAAAATAAAAAAATAGATGGATCCAATCACCCTCTTTATGATGGCCAACTCCGCAGTAGCTGCGGTGAAGAAGGGCTGTCAACTCTACAAAGACATTAAAGGAGCTGCTGGTGATGTTAAGGCTGTTCTAAAAGACCTTGACGAGCAGTTCCACTCAGCGCACCCGCCAGAAAAGCCAGCAAGTCCTGAAGCTCGCAAACAATTTGTAGAGGAAAAGAATCGTATCATTGACTTGAATAAGCGTGATGGTGAAACTACTGGCATCTATACTGAATTAGGTGAGCATCTCGGTGCATACTATGACAACTATTACAAATGCATGGCTATTTTTGAAGAAGAAGAAAAACGTGCTAAGACGGAAGTGTATGCAGGTGATGCTAGTTTAGGTAAAAGAGCATTACAAAGAGTTTTAATGAAAAAACAATTAGAACAAATGGGAACAGAGTTACGAGAGATAATGGTATATCAGAGTCCACCTGAATTGGGTGCTTTACATAGTGAAGTAGAAGAAATGATGGAGGTCATGGGGAAACAACAAAAAGTCCTCATGGTTAAGCAAATTCAAAAAGATTATGCGGACAAACAAAGAAAAAAAAGAAGATTACAAAAATTAAAAATAGAGATTGCTCTAGGGTTTGTAGCTATGATGATAGCATCAACTTTTGGATTAATGATTGCTTATGTTGTAGAAGATAGAATCAAAAAATATCCAGAACTTGGTACAGAATGGCGACCAAAAACAGAAGCTCAACGCCAACGAGAAGCAATACCACAAAAATATACAGGAAGATAAATGCTAAATTTATTCAAAGAAGCTTTTGAATGGTTATTAGACAAAGGAATAGTAACTGCTTTGTTGATAGTGAATTTAGTTTATGTTTTGATATTTGCTGCTGTGATGTATGTACTAAATTGGTACCATAAAAACCATTAATATGAAAAATATTATTGTGTTAGTTTTATGGTTTTATACCATTTTAGCCATAGCTTTGCCTCCGCATGGAGGAGAAAAACATCACTATGATAAATCAGCTGTGGCAAAAGAATTACCAGCTAGAGAACAAGAAGTTAAACTAAACTATGGAACAGCTGAGTGTGTCAGAACGGCTTGGATCGGTGATATCAATAATAGAAAATTAATTTGTGTTGAATATCGTCACAAAAAATAATCTATATTACATTGTTGGCCCGTTTCCATTTTTGAAACCTATATCACCACCTTCTGCTTTGATTCGTTTGATAACATCTTCAAATAGAATTGGCCTAAAATCAGTTTGCTCAACACAAACACAATGATATCTAGGATCAATTTCATATTTACCCCAAGTCTCTGCCATCACACGATTTGCGTGGAGATGGCCATGAATGTTTGTACCAAAACGGCCAAGACTTTCTGGATGAATTGGAATATGGGATAGAATCATTCCGTTCATTACATGATATGCACGAAGCTCACGGAAGTGTTGTCTGTATTCATCATCACGGAAGATATCGTGATTACCACGAATCAATACTTTATCACCGTTCAAACGCCACAATGTCTTTAGCGCCTTACGGTTAATCACTACATCACCAAGATGATATACTTTATCGTTAGGCCGAACTGTTTCGTTCCAACGCTTAATCATTTCTTCATCCATTTCGTCAGCATTATCCCATGGACGTAACTTTGTCACTCCATCATTTCTTGTGAATTTGCAAACACCGGTATGACCGAAATGTGTATCACTAACTAAAAATATTGCTGGCATATTAAACTCTCAATTATCTAAATATTTATATGTCATCAATTAACAAAACAGGCGTAACCAATTTATTGGTAATTGCACAACAACTTCCATATATTGAATATACATTTTGCACTACAAATAGAAAATTTACTCCGTCTTTTATAGAAATAGAAAAACCTTTTGTAATAGATGAAATGTTAACTGTGGGCAGAAGTAAGGGGATTGAACCCTTGATATCGGAATCACAATCCGAGGTTTTACCACTAAACTAACTTCTGCATTTGGCTCCCCGAGGTGGGCTTGAACCACCGACCTGCGGATTAACAGTCCGTCGCTCTACCGACTGAGCTATCAGGGAATAAATTTGGCACGGGAACCAGGACTTGAACCTAGAATAACAGAGTCAAAGTCTGCGGTGTTACCATTACACTATTCCCGAATAATTTGGCGGTCTCAAGGAGAATTGAACTCCTGCCTAAGGCGTGACAAGCCTTTATACTAACCACTATACTATAAGACCATTTGTTTTGCTGACGCACTATTTGCTACGCTCAACGGAATTGGTGGCCACACTACCGTTTATGTACGCAGTTACTCAGGGTTGACGTTTCCCCCATGGCTTACGTCAGCAAAACAAATGATACCATATTAAAATACATTAGGATGTGATTGTCGTTCCAGAACTTCATCTGGATTCTCACGGCTTCGTCTGCCGATAAGACAATCTCCACATTACTTGCCAATTTATTCCAGCGCCATCGGAAGGCTTCATGTAAACTTAGCGAGATGATGCGGCCATCAAGTGCTCCTAAGTTACCTACTAGAATTGGTAACCCAATGTATTTTAATATGGTACTCGGTACCGGATTTGAACCGGTGTGAATGCCGTGAAAGGGCACTATCCTAGGCCGCTAGATGAACCGAGCATTTATATTTTAAAGAACAATGATTGATTTCTCAATCTATGGAAGTATTATAACACAACCAACAAATTTGTCAACATCTTTTTTCAATCTGTTGTTTCGGCACTACAATGGAATGGGTGACAGGATTTGAACCTGCATGATACGGATTTGCAATCCGCTGCCTAACCATTCAGCTACACACCCATATAAATCAAAATTATTCTGGAACTCTCATTTGTTTACTTTCAGAAATTTCACCGTTTGAATGGACATATGCAACAAATCCATCTTTATCTTTCATAGCGGTTCCTTCCCAAAAGAAGTCTTTTTTACGGAACAAATTAATATGTTCTTCAGTATATTCTTGGCAATCAATCTTTAATTGTCCCATAAACTCTTGCCAATTATCATCAGCAACTGAAGCAATTTTCAATGCTTCATCTTCACTTTCCGCTTCTATAACATGTATATGACGGAAACTTTGCATTGTTTCAACGATATATTTCATTTTTAATCTCCTAATGAAAAATTAATAGTTTTTACAGAGTCCCAGCGAAAACTACGCCAACCTTCTGCTTCTGTATCCCAAACAGCTAACGCTTCGTCTGACTTTTTGCGTGTCGTAGCAGTTTTTTCAGAATTTTGCACTTCAGGAATTAAATCTTCACTTAAAGTAGCTTGCATCACACGCTCTGTGCCGTCTTTTTTCGTAAATACTACACCGACAACACGCTCACGCAATAATTCTCTTAACCATTCACGACCAGTTTCATCATCAAACGCATGTTTTGCAGGTTCATCACTCACACTTAGCGCTTCAAATTCTTTTTTCAATTCTTCTAGTCCTTCAAGTAAATCAGTATCGGATTCTTTTTCAGTTTCCTCATCGTCTTCCTCTTCCCACTCTTCCATTTGCTCACGAATATTATATTCTTCAAGCAATTCTTCTGGCACATTATCAAGTGCTTCAAGATTTTCAATAGTATAGCAATCATCATAACCACCAACATTTGAACCAACAAATGACATGCCTGGCTCATAGTAAGTAGCAGTAACATACCATTCGGTATTTCCTGCTAAGAATTCATAGAGTGCTGTTGGCGGTGACCATGCTGTATCAAAATTGATTGTGATTGAATTGTCATTTTCTTTTGTCCATGAATAAATTGAAGCTTCCCATTTGGTTCCCCAATTAGAAACATTCCAATCATACCAATTATCTTCGGCTTCAGGTGGGCGTGGTACAAAATAAGCAAATAGACCTGCTTCGGCACTTTCACCTTTTTCCCTCTTGTCTAAAAACTGTAAATGTGCTTCTAGTTTTGCAACTTCTGCAACATCATCATTATGAAACTCAACATTATTAGAACACCAATTAGGCATATACAATTTCCTTCACTTTAAATAATTTAATTTCTTCATTATAACACTACCTAACACATCGGTGAGGTAATTTTCAATCCATTTGCCTGAATTCTTAGTTTTTCGCAAAACACAACCGTAAATTTCTGTGCCAATCAAGTTTTCAACATATTTTGTCGGATCACCCAAGATTGCTTCAAAGGAATCATCAAAAACCGGCATTCCATCTTCGCCTTCTTTGAACATAACGACATGGTACTTGTCACCAACTTGATTTCCTTCAATTGACTCGCCATGATTGTCACCTGTAACTTTAAAATATGTAAAATTCAAAGAATTTACATCATCTTCATACGGTAAAAAGTAAAAACCGTCATAGTTTAAATTTTCCATTGATTTCCTTGTGATTTAGAAGCGACTCATCATAGCTACTAGCAGAAAAATTACTGTGCCGAGCAAATCTCCGAATAAAAATGAGTAAAAACTCATAAAAAGTAAAATTCCAAAGATAGTCCGAGAAATTTGTGACTGATTTAGAATCACAAATTCACGAAATTTATCTAAAAAGTCATATTTTTCACTCATGTCATGTTTCCAATACCATTAGTTATGATTTCAACAATCAAAATTATTACCATAGCAAAATTCATATCAACTCCAAGTCCTGTGGCGTTCAGCCACATGTTCCATGCCATCATATTCTTCAATGTACCAGTTCACATCATCTGGAACTTCAACAATTTTTAATTCAGAAAACTGGCCGTCAAGATTTACACCATCTTCAACCATTGCGACAAGGTGCTCATTATCTCTAGGAATTTGCCAGTACCCAAAATTAGGGTCGGTTATACCAGCACGTTTTTTATAATCTTCTAATGCAGCCTCAGATAAACCAAAACCACCATAACAAGTATTAATTACAACTTTCATCTTTTATCTTTCATAATCAAGAGCCGATTCCAAATCAAACTGATAACCAAACATTTTGGTTAATTCAGAGCTAGTATCATATTTTAATGACATTTCAAGCTCACGATATTCCTGCTCAGTATTTTCTATAGTAATATCGCAGCCTTGCATATTATAATTATCACGGATAGTTCTTTTAATAGCCCTTATTTGTAATTTTCTATTACTCATTAGAACACCAATTCCATTTCTGTCTGCTTAAACATTTGAGCATCTTGAATAGCAAAGGTAAGATAATCACAAAGACTTTCACCAACTGAACCAGAAAGAATAAAAGCTAACTTCTGCAATTCTTCATTGCTCATTTGTGTGATATTATAAGCAACAGAGGTCACAACAAAATCATTTATTTTATTCATTATGCAACCTCACGATTCTTTTCCATCATTTCTGAAAGGATAAATTTTGCAACATTCAATTGTTTGCGAACCTGTTCTTTGGTATCACGACCAAAAGATTGTAATTCTTGGCAATCACTAAGAATACCCATCACTACCATTTCTGTGCCCGCCATTTTGGCGGTGAATGAATTCATATATTGTCTACGAATTTCAGATTCAGACATACCATAACATTTTTTTTCAAATTCAGTCATTTCATTCTCCAGTGATTTTCCAGTATCCAACAAGCACTCTTCAATTGACATTTTGTTTCCCTTTTACATTTCAATAGTGAAATTATAACACAACCACGATAATTGTCAATAGCCCTTGTTGTATTTTTGCAACAGTCCGCATGTGAAATTATATGTTTACAAATGTAATGCTTTTGTACTACTCTGTGATGTGGATAATAAATGCCAAGAATATCAAAAAGATAATAATATATTCTATAATATTCTTTTTTCTTTTCTCACGTTCCAACACTTCACTTTTAATCACGATCCACTTTCAAACAAATATAAACTTTGGTGTTGCTTGGTTTCTTCTGTATTCTGTTTTTCTCTATGTTACAGGCCTGCATTGTTTTGAAATGATCCATGGGAACATAGTTCAATTCAAGTGTTTCGGTATTTGGATTCTTAATCACCATTATGGCAACTAAAACAAACTCTAATGGTGTTATCATAGTAATTTTGCCATTAATGATGCAAAGTTGTATGCCGATAAAAAGATAAGGAACCAACCAGCATGATTAGCATCTTGATTAAAAGCTTCAGTTCCAGCCCGCCAGAATAATACTGCAAAGAAGGCATTAATAGCTAAAAACAAATCAGTCATTTAATTCTTTCAATCAATTGTTTAGCTTCGGTACAATCTATTCGTTCACTAAATTCTTCTATAACGGACATCTTTATCAGCTCTAGAATACCTTCACAATCAATCCTATCCTTCTTAGATAGAGAAGCGATAAAGATTTCCACCTGATCCCATTCTTCAATACTCCAAATAATATCAGCAAGAATCTTTTGCCTAGATGTTAGACCAACAATTTCAATCATTTTATTTCCTTCAAAGGATTTCCTAGGTTCCGAGGACTATTCCTCATCTTTAAAATCAAAGTATTCGCAAATCTCCAATAGAACCGCATCAATCAATGCCCTCTTAATTTCATCATCCGATGGGGCATCGCTATACTTATGAGAACGGTTTATTCCCATTGTGATGCCACGCTCCACACAATCCATCAATACAGTATATTCTTTCACTTTCATATATCATTTCCAAAATAAGTGCTACGATTCCGTAGATTTTCATTTACATCAGGTTCAATTCCAAAATGTTGTTTAATCTTCTCAATCGCTGTTTCAGTAGTCCAAAGTATATGATTCAAACCACCCCTATCGGTTCTATCACCAAATACTTCATTTGCTTTTCCAATGTAGGCAATCTCGTTTATACATTCTTTAACAATCAACTCGGCGAATTCCCTGTCCCTAATCTCTTGGTAGATTCTTTGGTCAGCTACATCCAGTGTGTCCGCATATGAAGTAGCCTGTTCAGCAAGTTGTTGAATTCGTTCATTCATATATTCTTTTCCTTCAGCTTATCCATTGTTTGAATCATCGCATCCACTGGATCAATAGCATTCATAATAATATCGTCTTTTTCCTCTGGTGTCAGGTCTACCCATGTTTTCTTTGTTTTTATATTACCAATATCAAAGGTTTCTTTTAGATTACCAATAATCAAATTTACTGCCCATGCGATATCTTCATTTTCATAATGCACCACACCCATCATGGCCACTTCGCTTATACATTTACGCACAATCAGCTCAGCGAATTTTGGTAGACTGGCATTATAATTGCCAGCCCAGCCGATACCTTCATCTTTGATATATTGGAACCCAGCCTGTTCGGCAAGGTCTTTAATTACTCTGTTCATTATACTTCCTTCTCCAATTCTTCAATCAATAAATGGGCAAATTTCTGACAGAATATGCTAAACCAAAGAGTATTCAATACTTCCTTTGGTGCGCCAGCTTCAACTGCAATTGCCTTTAATTCTTCATTCATACTTTTTCATCCACATTGGCGCCTTTGATTTGAGTTTCAATTTCACTTTGGCGGTTCTGAATGTATTTAATCTGCTGTTGCTTAATCATTTCTTGTTGGACAAGCTTCTGTAATTCTATTCTATGGGTTAGTGCAGCCATTGCTATAGGGTTAATTTTCATTTTTTATATACTCTTTTAATATAGTCTCAATCAACTGGTTCAAGGTTATATCCCGCTCATGTGCCATAAGCATCAATTCATAGAGAAGGTCATGCTCAAGATCCAATACAACATCCACTTTACCATCTGATAAGGTATGTTCAATATCTATCATACATCCTCCAGTTCACTTAATGCATCACAAATACAACCATCAGCCACACTCATTAGAGATTCAATCTCCGAATTAGTGGACAATGGCAATACCTGTAGACCATTGGACATAGGTGTACTTGCCCAATGATATACATCCGCAAGCAATTCCTGTGCTTGTTCCAGTTTTTGTTTCAATTCAGAATTTGTCATAGTACCTCTCTTTGGACAATCGTATAATAAACATTCATAGGAGATATTTCATCATCCAGATCCTCATCTGCAACCTCATCTAAGGGAATGTTATATTCTCCTCGGATCATAGCATACTTAGCTTTCTTTGCATCTTCAAAGGTATAGTAAACACCCTGACAAAAGGCAGTATTACAATTACCATTATCATTTTCTTCCATCAATACATGTACAATCATATCAAATATCCAATAATAAACGCTAATGCAAAACCCACTATACAAAGATATAGGGTACCAATAGAGAACAACAGAGCGTCCTCAAAAAAATCATTTAGTTTCATTCCGCATAAACCAGACTTCTGGCCTCCAAGTTAGTCACAGGGCATTCAAAGTGCATAATGTCACGACCTTGTATGTCCTCTTCCACATTTAAAAATTTGATGCTCTCCATATCATGCTCTTCGGAACACTCAGTACAAATCACGATAAAATTTCTATTCATAAACACATCCTAACATAAACACAAGTACCTTAGTGGCAATCTAAGGATCCTTTGCCTGAAAACAAAAAGACTTCCAGAGATTGACGGTGGGGCTCGGAAAAAAATAGAGAATCTTAAAGCAATTACTTCCAGAGGGAGACGGGGGGTCTCTCGGATAATTAATTAAGGGATCCTCATGTGGTACCCAGAGTCTCCTTTCTAAGGATCCTTACCACTTAATATAACTGCTCTCCAGTCTTGACGGGGGGCTGCTAATCACTAACAGTCTGGATCAAAATCATGCCACTCCTGTGCTTCATCTGGTTGACCATCATTTTCATCCTGTTTAAACACTCTGAGGATTTCAGGGCATGCTTCACGAGGCACACCTTCCATCACCATCAGTTCAATTATGGATTGATCCGACAAACCTGCCTCCAGTGATTCAACCAACAAAATATTTAATTCGCTCATTCTGCTCATGTTTTTTCCTTCAAAAAGTATTTAAGGTTGGTTCAAATTCGGCAATGTACTGGCGCTCCCTTTGGTGTGCAGGTTTGCGACCTCTCACCACCTCAAGCACCTCATAGCGCCACTCTGCATTAATATTATCTCTCAGAGCATTACAGAATGACCATTGCTTGTCTTCCTTCATGGCACGGGACACATGCTTCTGCCAACGCACTTTTACTGAGCGGAGAAATGCTTGTCCCTGTGCTACTGTTAGACCAATGTAATTATCACCAGTGTCCACACAGGTCACTTGGTATATTACATGGTTGCGGTCAGAGCGCTTTTTTCTCATATTAATTAGGCAGTAACTCGCTGATTTTTTCTTGCAAATCCATAATGAAGTCTTGAGCATCCTCTAACTCCATGTCAGCTATTTGCGCTTCTACTAGCGCTACTATTTCATTCAAACTCATATGTAAAAATCTCCAGTACAATTGCAAGCATCATATACTGCTTCACGGACTTCAGTATCAAGTGCTTCACCAAATTTATCATAGTCACTTTTAGCAAGATTACCAAGCATGGGAAGAATGTCTTTCCATTCAGCACCATTAGTCTTAGCAAATTCTATAATCTCGGCAACCTTTGCGTTACCTGCATCACTAAACATTCCAAAATACGGTGTCATATTATCTCCAGAAAAACAAGTCAAGCGCTATCACCACAACGGCGAGGGTGTAAACTACAATTATCACGGTTTTTTCTAATGTCATTTTGTTGCTTTCTCAATCTATGGATGGAGTATAACAGAACCAAGGCAATTGTCAATGGTAGACAAAAGTCTTACTTTATTCCACTCAACTAATGTAAGCACTCTAGCACTTACATTAGTTGCCAGTATTCTTTCAACTGGCACCATCAGGGATACGATCCCCTCGGTTAAGCAATTTTCTTAACTACAACCTTAGAAGGTTTGCGGTTCGCTTTGAGCGCTTTGATACCAACGGGGCCGGTTTTCAAAGATAGCAATTTTGCTTCTAGTTTAGCAATACGCACAGCTTTTTTCTCTGCACGGTCAATTGCTTTTAACTCTTTAGCAGCAGCTTTCTCTGCACGGACTTGAATACGAGCATCTTTACGAGCACGGCGGAGGTCAGCAACTTCTTTACGAATAGCGACAACTACTGCTTTAGCTGCAGCGAGGTCTTCTTTTTTAGAAGTGATGGCGAGAGAGGTGAGGCCTGTGGGTTTTGACATTTTATTTCCTTTAAAAATTTGTCTGTTTTTCAATCTATGGATGGAGTATATCACAATGGGCAGATTTGTCAAGCACTATTTTAATACTTGACTAATTTGGTCAGTTATACTTTCATGGATGTAACTAATTCGTATACAGAATCACGAATAGCATTAATTGAATCTCTCATGCAAACAAAAGAATCAATCACTTCTGGATTTGTAGAACTTTCGTTTTCGGAAAGAACATCATACGGTGGGGTTTCAATATTATCAAAACTGTATTTGATTTCTTGGTATAATTGAATACTTTTGTTATCAAGGCTATCTAGCATATTGTTACTAATGTATTCAGATTCTTCAATGTTTAATATTAAAGTTTGCAATTCTTCAGCAGTAGTACGAATTTCTAACAATTCTTCAGCAAACGATTCTAAATCTACTACTTCTGTAATATTTTCAGTTTCGGATATAATACTTTCGCACTCATTAACGATTGTTTCAACTATAGTATTCATTTGTTCAATATTCATTTCATTGCTTTCTTAATATGGAGCCATTGTATCACAACCGGCAATAATGTCAAGCGTAGAGAATAGTATTACAACCAATCCGGTCAAGTATCAAACTCACAGGCTGTAGTGCTTTCGTATTCAACAAAGGCCACCTCTGAAGCATCTAGTAATACGGTGGTTCTCTCTTCGCCAAACATAGTAATAGGAAAGTACAAATCCACATTGTGTTGTACTTTACCGCCAAGTTTAACCCTAGAATTAGTTACTACTCCCTCTACAGGAGTAGTACCAAGGTAGTAACCCTTAACTGTAAGACCTTCTAAATTCCACATAATGTTACCTTCTCAACTAATAAGAAACCATTGTATCACAACCAATAAAAAAGTCAAGCATCTATGTTGCTTTTACACAACAACGAATGCTTGACAAAACGGCAATTATATGATATACTTTAGGGGTGGTTACGGGGCGGGGCGCTATAGTCTTATATTATCGTCATCATCAAAAGTGGGTATCTCAACAGCCCAATCGTCTGGCTCTAGTATATAATGACCTTCTTTTATTTTCTGATTTATCTCAGCACGCTTAATATTCTGTCTTGCAACCATGTGACCCGTTGCAATACCCTCTGGCGTTTGAAAATACTCATTTACTGTATTAGTTATTTTCTCTCTGGTCTCTTCGGATTGCTCTCTGCCCGTATTATTAACTGTTGAAGCACAAGACTGAGAACAGTAATTACCCTTCTTCCTGTGTTCTTTATCACAATTGGGACATCGTTTTAATCTATACACGCCTGGCATATATTATCATCGGTTCAAGTTACTACCACTTTTTACCACTTTATTGCACTCCAATATAATATCATTTATATCATTCTGGTCTATATTAAACCACTCGCCTCTTACTCTTTTATCATTATATCTCTGGTGAATCATTTTTTCCATCTTATCTACATGGCCAAGTAACGGAGACTTATAATATATCTCTAGGTCTATCCAATGACTGGTCTGTAATGCGCTTAGTCTAGTAATTACATTAGACCCTACAGTAATGCCTATCTTATATGGATTATTCTTATTATTCTTCTCTGCAATAATATACAAGGTGCCTGTTTTTCCCTTATCGTGGTGTGTCTTACCACTACGGGATAATCTCTTATTCTTTATCTTTTGACTATATTTTAATGAATATTCTCTGGCGCAAGGAATACATTTACCCAATGAAGTTACTATGGGATTATTGGATCGTTCTATTTGAGTTGGGTAATAGTTCTCTGGAATCGCTAACTTCTTTATAGTACATGAACAGCATCGGAATAACTTCATTCTTTATTTACCTTATAACTTTATTGCACTACAGTTTTTAGCAGTTCTTCTTCTTTTTCTTTATCATGCAGCCTCTTAGCAAGTTCACGGACTCTTCTTACTTCTGCCATACCCTCATCTATAGTCTTGGGTGCCTTATACTTTGGAAGTTCACAGGCATAATAATTGACCTTAGAATAGTCTTTTAAATCTTTACGGAATTGATTATAGTTCTTTCTTAATAGAAAAAAAAATGTTCTAATAGTTATACACGGTTTACAGGTTGTTTTCATCTTTATTTCCTTTATGTTATATTCACTCATAATCGCACTTCACCCTTTATTGTATACACATCTCTAATGGTATCTTTAGTATAGGAGAATTTTGTTCTGTTAGTCTCCACTAACTGTTTTGCCAACTCAAATGCAAGGCGATTCTTATAATGGTCTTTCACATCCTCTTCCCGCATCATATGGTCAAACATCATTGGATTAATTTCCATTTTATAATAAAATACGTCACTCATGGTTACTGCTCATTACAATACAAATACGATCCGACTTGGCGGCATACGGGGTTTCTCATGGATTTCATAGTATCAATTGTTTTCTCGGTTATCACATTCGGTGAGTTATATGAGCATCCTACTAGTGCCAATGATAATAGAATTACTTTCATTCTAGCCCTTTAATATACTTATACAGTTTAACATAATACTCAAACTCTTTGGGGCAATGCTCTGGATTAGGCAGTCGGTCACCATACATCTCCAAAAATTCTTTAATAACATCTTCACTCATAATAAACTCAATATAAACTTATAAACATGATAACCTATTGCAATCATTAATAATGCCCATGGGAGAGTTATTATTATCAATAAAAGCAACTTGACATACTTCATTATTCAATTCCGAAATGTTCCTTGATTCTCATACCGTTTGTTTTAGTAATATATCCGCAACCAACTGAATTGGATCTCTCCGTATCAGCAATCCCAGCACAATCTTTCACAATCAAATCGGCAAACTTCTCTACATCAAATGTCCTATCAACCATGAATTTATGCGGGTTATACACTTGTTCCCATGCATTACATTCTATTGCTAATTGTTTCAACCTCTCATTCATTAATTCTTTATTCCTTGCATTGTTCTAACATGAACTCTATCTTTTTCTTTTTCATCTTCAGGTAATTCATTATAGGGTACATGCTGATGTGCATTATCCTTTGTTTTAGGATTACGTTTCATCCATTCCTTATGAACATGGTCAGACGCCTTCTCAATGTCTTTTGGATGTTTCTTAATAGCGGCAAGAGCAGCATGACCAGCCGCAAGATTCTCTTGTTGGGCTGTTGGATGTAATTTATCAAAAGGTACATTGATATCGGCCTTTGGGCCACCGTTTTTACTTCTCTCTCTAGGAACATTTCGTTCATTGGGTGGTAATGTTTTACGCCAATCTTCATGCGCCTTAGCAGCAAATCGTTGTACTCGGCCAACTCTAATGCTTTCATTAATAAAGCTTTTAAATTTAATCATTTCTTGGTTCCTTTATTACAATAGGTACAGGTGGTTTTCTTAATGCCTCTTCTATTGCCTCTGTAAGGGATTTAGAGGGTTTTCTTTTTTGTGGGTTTCGGTGTGTTTCTGCCAACATCCAATCAGGTAATGGCTCAATATCATCCGGTTCACCCCAAAAGTTTTTGTTGTTCATTTCTTTTCCTTCCTTCTACTATCATCTTTGCGTACCATTCTGCCTGTGGTATGGTATTTCTATGTAATCTAATGACCTCATTATCAATCAGCAAAACATAATCCCAAAATTGAACATTGAATTCTATGCTGTAATCATCTTTAATAGTCATTAATGCACAATTCCTGCACTATCTAGTATATGTGCTTTAGGTGGTATGACTGTTAATAACTTGCGAAAGTCATCACCTGACCCAGCATAATCGTTAGTCATCACTAACCTTGCAAACATAATGGCGGTCAGACTTAATGGGTCTATCTCATATTTAATAGCCAAGGCTGCAATATAATTATCAACTTCACATGCTATTTGTTCTATTTTATCACTCATAATGGCTCTTTAAGTTTACAAAATCTGATGATTGGTTATTCTCTAGCTCTTCAATTCTAGCCTTTGCATTGGCTAATTGTTGCTCAAGTGTTTTAATCAATTCAACCATTGATAGTATTGCTTCAGTTTCTTGTTGTTGCATAGTTTTCATTTTACAGTTTCTTTTAATTGATTCATTTGGTCTTCAGATAAGGGACCATCATCTTGTTCATAATAGGGCTCTTTCTGTTTGGCTCTTCGCTCTTGTATGGTCTCTTCTTTCCATATCTTACGAGGTGATGCACACATAATACAGTTTGGTTGACCACAATCCATTGCATGATGCTTTGCAAATTTATGCGGTTCTTTTACCTCAATGCCATGTGCCTTTGCAATCTTTGTTTGCTTTATAATAGCCACATTTTCTTTATGTAGTCGTTTGGAATGTTTTAGTTTGGAATCTTCGTCACTCATATGCATCTCCTAGTTAAGTAATTCTGTCAGCATCTGCTTATCACCAATTGCACCTCTCAAAAATGAATTGAATGCTAGACTGGTTCTAATGTTATTACCAGCCTTCTGTTCAACCATATGTACTAATGATGAAGGAAATACGACAATATCGCCTGGTTTTACAGTAAAGTACCAACTCTCGGCATTATAAAGATTCCATTCTTTTGGAAATAATTTGATTTGTTTATACATGCTATCATTAAAGAATGTAATCTTATCTTTTTCAGGATCAGCATTAACATACATCACACCAGACAGGAAACTGTTAGGGTGTGCGTGTTTGTGGTGGTGTTGGTTCTCGGCTGTATAGTTCAACCATGCTTGTGTGATATAGGGTTTTACATCATCTTTTGGTTTTATGATATTATCCAAATACATTTGTAATGCCGAAGTAATTTCTTGTTTGATGGTGGTCATTGGATCATGCCTCATCAAATAATTATCAAGGCTCGTAACATTGCCTTCATTCTTGAAGGTGGTCTTACTCTGCTCATCAAAGAAGTCTAACTCTTCTTTAGTGAATTCTCTCTCAATATTTGTGAATATTAATGGTGTTGGAAATATTCCGTGCAATATAGGTGCTAACATACTTTCACTTTCATTTAGTTTTATAATTATAACATAATATAACTCATTATGTGGCAATAATAAAAAACCCACCAATAGGTGGGTTAAGGTCTGATTGTTTCATCAGCATCTTTTTCAATTATGAAATTGATAAAATTAACTGCCTCATCTTCATCGGTAAAGTACCGAACAATTGTTTGCCCAGTAAAGGTTGAAGTAAATACTAGAAGTATGTTTACTTCCCTATGTATGGATAGTTTAATGAACCAACCGTTACGCTCACAGATATTCCAAGAGCGTAGGCTGTTTATTATACTCCATTGCACCCAATGTGCTTTTGACAGTTTGTTTTGCATTTCCTAAAGTTGTTGGTTATACTATCCATCATGGTATGTAGTATAACCGAGACTTTTAAAATGCTTTAACGACCTTTTATGCCCGGTTCTGCCTTATGTTTCTTGATAGCTGCAATAGCCTCTAAAATACTTTGAAAGAATTTCTTCATATCATACCTCTCCGTTGTAAGATTCGTACTCTATTTTCATAGTCCACATAATCAACGGATTGATTTAGATAATGGCTTATCTCATCTTGGTATGATATTGTAAAGGTTTTTTTAACCCATTTCCAAAAATTAGTCAAACTAGGAGTTTCTACTCCGCTGAGAGCGTCCAACTCATTTGACATATTAGGCCTTCGCTGTCTTAGAAAACTTCTCTAATGTATTCAAAGCTTGTTCTGCTAATGCTTGGTTGGTTTTGACGATTTGCTTAACGAATTCTGTTTGTGTATCAACAAAAGCGTTAAGTGGTTTTTGAATTTCTTTGTCGGTTACGAATGTATTAACAAAGTATTTTTTTGCACCTTGAACGGTGTCAATGAATGAATCTACTGCAAACATATTATCTCCTTAGACGAATAAAGTGAGCCTCATTATTGAGCGCTCACAATTATATATGCTCTATCTAAGTGTTTCTACTAGTATGCCATGTCTAAAGATTCATATCCTCATAATGCATCTTGGCAAGAATGTAATCCTTCACTAATGATGACCGCACAATATCATCTGCCGTAAATTCAATACGGGTAAATGCCTTCATCTCATCGGCAATATCAAAGAATTTCAATATGCCTGACATATCATTTCTTTTCTTATTCAAGTCGGTTTGCCTGTAGTCACCACACCATAGAATCTTTGAGCGATAACCAACCCGTGTCATTACGGTATCAATCTCTTCAAAGGTCATGTTTTGCATCTCATCCACAATGATAATGGCATCATCAAATGACATACCACGAATGAATGAAGTAGATATAAACTCCACATGGTGTTGTTCTTCTAGCCTATCCCATGCATCACGGCGACCAAATAATGTCTCACAGATTTGGCGATAGGGTTGTTGATATATGTCCATCTTTTCGTTTACATCGCCTGGCAGGTGGCCAATCTCACGGGATTGTACGGCAGAACGAACAACAATGATTTTGTTGAATGGATTTGATTTATCAAGGACTTCTTGTATTGCCTTGTATAATGCACAGAATGTTTTGCCTGTACCTGCAACACCATGTAATGCTACAAAATAATCACCTCGTTTGTATGCATCAAAGAATAGTTTTTGATTCTCTGTTAATGGTTCAAAATGTTTAAGGTCATCAATTCTTATCTTCAATTGATTGGTTGTCTTGGCTACTGTTATTGTTTCGTTGTTTGCTGTTTGTTTGCGAGCCATTGATTTTTCCTATTACATGAGATTTATGGATTTTACAGGTCACCCATGAGTTATAATAAGAGTCACTTAAAAGAGCTTGTCTACTGAATATCTCAAAAGTCTCCCAATAACTACATTCTGACCTAGATTTGCATAGATGTAGAATTTCCCTTGTGTATTGATCCTCTCCATTCTGTTTCACCTCTGTTTGTAGTTCTGTATTAGAACCCCAATAAGATTCCCAATCAGAGGTCTTGCGAATCTTTTTCTTTTTGCCTTTTATTTGCCGAGTACCGGCCTTGGTAAAAAACTTCTTACCAATATACTTTCTGCCGGTTTGGTTGTGCGTAATAAGATAGACGAAGCCAAAGTAACCTTCGGCATCGTCAAGTTTGAATTCTTCTGGTGTATTATAATAAAACCACATTAATAATCATCATCCTGTTCCACTTCTTCTTCATTTATATATGCTGAACAGAAGGGACAGAACTTAGGATCGTCTTCACAATCCTCTATGATAAATTCAAGTGTGTATTTTGATTCACAATCAGGACATTGGTGCTTTATAATCATTATTCTGCTTTACCACACTTAGCACGCTTAGCGTTTGTTAATGCACCGAAATCAACTGGCCATTCTTGACCTGGTTGCAATTCAACTGCACCTGCTGGAAATTTATACTCAACACCTGCTTGCTTTTGAATATCAGCAATACTCATACGAAACTTGGTCATGTCATTACCTAAGTTAGGGTAAGGTGCATTGTGTGGAAAACCCCAGCCTGCAACTTGTTTGGTTGTATTGTTAATGACAATCTTATAATAACCTTTTGGTACGATTACACCATTACCAATGGTTTTATCACCTTGACCATAGATTGCACCAACATAGATTGTAAATGGTTGATTCAATTGAACTGCCCAACCACGAACGGATGTTTCTAATAGTTTCCAAATGCCACGATTCAAAGAACCTGCCTGTGGGTACATATTGGTCATTAGAAATGATTCATATTCTACAATTGCTGACCATGACAAGTCACCATCTGGTGCGGCATGACCTTTGTCGTAGCCTGTACCTGCATAGTCATCAGGTCTTGCGCCTGTACCACCTAAACTTGCATCAGCAACAAACGCATTGGTGCGTGGAAAACAACCTAATGCGTTCTGTGGTAGTAAGGTGTATGCAACATAAACTGGAATCTTAACTGGTGCATCATATGCAACAAAGTATGCTTCACGACAGATGGGTACTGCTGTGCGAACAGTTTGTGCAAAACCATATGGACTATGTACTGCACATTGTTGTGGAGGTAGTGGTGCCCGTTGTTCCCATGCAAATACGGCACTTGAGAATAGTGCCAATAATACTAATAACTTTTTCATTTTAATCCTTATATCCTAAAACTTTCACCGCAACCACATCGGTCACGTTCATTGGGATTTTTGAAATCAAATCCCTCATTTAGGCCTTTTTGTATATAGTCTATTTCTAGGCCTGTGATGTACACATAGGTTTTTGGGTCTACAAATACTTTGCAACCATATGATTCTATGCAATAATCATCTTCATTAGGTGCATCAACATATTCTAAAACATATGCAAAGCCAGAACAACCTGTTGTCTTAACAGCAATACGAAGGCCTTCACCTTTGCCTCTACGCATCAACTGTTGTTTTACTTTGTTAGAAGCCTTTTCAGTTAATGATATCATGTTTGTTTTTATAATCTTTTACTGCGGCTTTGATAGCATCTTCTGCAAGTATGCTACAATGTATTTTAACCGGTGGTAAGGCAAGTTCTTCAGCAATTTCTGAATTACTAATTTTTCCCGCTTGGTCAAGTGTTTTTCCTTTGACCCATTCTGTAAGGAGGCTGGAACTTGCAATTGCTGATCCGCATCCATAAGTTTTAAATCGTGCATCTGTGATTATTCCCTCTTCTACTTTAATTTGTAATTTCATTACATCTCCGCAAGCAGGTGCCCCAACCATACCAGTACCAATGGAAGTATCACTAGAGTCAAAACTACCCACATTCCTGGGATTTTCATAATGGTCAATTACTTTTTGTGAATAGGCCATTGTTTATACCGAGAAAGAAGAACCACAACCACAAGTTGTTTGTGCATTTGGATTAGATATGACAAACTGTGAACCTTGTATGTCTTCTTTGTAATCTATACTTGCGCCTTGTAGGTATTGCATACTTGCAGAATCTACCAACACTTTAAACTTTTCTAAAGGCACTTCAAAATCATCTTCATTTGTTATTTCATCAAATGTAAATCCATAACTCATACCACTACAACCACCGCCTTGAACGAATGTTCTTAGTGCTAGGTCAGGATTGTTTTCTTCTGCAAGAAGGTCTAGAATTTTAGTTTTAGCTGACTCTGTTATTGTAATCATTTTAACCTTGCTAGTTTGAAAAACCTAAAAATTGACAACCACATCCAGCCTATATCAAATTCATACCAGTTCTTAGAGAGGCGGGCACTCGCTGGGTCCAAGTGGTGGTTGTTGTGCAACTCTTCACCGCCAATAACAATACCCCAAGGACTAATATTGCGAC